TTGTATAAACATCAACTAGTTATCTAAACTAGACGGATTTAGAGGAGAGTGTCATGGCGGATGGATTTAAGACCGGCGGTAGAGGCAAGGGAACGCCCAACAAGGCGACATCTGATGCGCGGCAGGCCATAGCACAGTTCGTAGACGGAAACGCTCACAGGCTCACTGAGTGGCTCGACAAGGTCGCAGAGGGCGTCAAGACAATTGACCCTGAGACTGGGGAAGAGAAGTACGTCGTGCAGCCGAACCCGGCTAAGGCGTTCGATATGTTCCAGAGCGTGGTCGAGTACCACATCCCGAAGCTTGCCCGGACTGAGTTGGCCGGCGACAAGGACAACCCGCTCGAGGTCGACGTGCACGTCAACGTGTTTGGCGAACTGCTGAAGAACCTGAAGCTTCAGCGGCAGTCAGAGTAATGTTAAAACTCTGATACTAATCGGATTAGTATCAACATATTAACGACCAGACGAACATGGGCGCCATCGATCAAGTACTAGACGACCCCGATCTCGAGCGTGAGTTCTCGCGCCTGCCGGCTGCGCAGCAGGCCGTCATCAACTGGCAGCTAAACTGGCTACAAAAGGCATACAAGCACCAGATCGAGCCGCCGGGTGACTGGTGGCAAATTTTCTTGATGCTTGCGGGGCGGGGCGCAGGCAAGACTCGGGCGTCTGCTGAAAACTTGGGCGCATGGGCATGGGAATATCCAAACACACGTTGGCTCTGTAGCGGCCCGACGAGCGGTGATGTTCGTGGGACCATGTTTGAAGGTGACAGCGGCTTGCTCAATGTCATTCCGCAAATATTAATCGCCGACTACAACAAGAGCCTGCACGAAATCAAGCTAATCAATGGTTCGTTCATCAAGGGCATCCCGGCGAGTGAGCCCGAGCGCTTCCGCGGTGGCCAGTGGCACGGCGCGTGGCTTGATGAGTTGGCCGCGTGGGATTACTTGCAAGAGTCGTGGGATATGATTCAGTTCGCGGTGCGTCTGAAGCTGCCGGAGGACAAGTACCCGGACTTCCGCACCAAGATCATCGTCTCGACCACCCCGAAGCCCAAGCCCCTAATCATTGAGTTGATCGGGCGCGAGAACGACGACGTGGTGATCACGAAGGCGTCGACCTATGTCAACGTCGGCAATCTGGCCGCGTCGTTCCAGAAGCAAATCCTTCAGTACGAGGGGAGCGATCTTGGCCGCCAAGAGATACATGCCGAAATCATCGACCCAGAAGAGGGCGGCATTGTCAAAAGAGAATGGTTCCGTCTGTGGCCGAATCATAAGAGCTTTCCGAAGCTGGAGTTCATTCTCCAGAGCTACGACTGCGCGACGAGCGACAAGACCTACAACGACCCGAGTGGCTGCATCACGCTTGGCGTGTTCAAGCCGCTTGATGGTGGTATGTCGGTGATGGTGCTGGACTGCTGGAACGAGCACCTACAGTACCCCGACCTGCGCCCCAAGGTGATCAACGAGTACGAGACGGTGTACGGCGAGGGCAAGGCCCGCAAGCTGGTCGACATGGTGCTGGTGGAAGACAAGAGCGCCGGCATCAGCCTAATTCAGGACTTGCAGCGGGCGCACATCCCGGTGCACGCGTACAACCCCGGGAAGGCCGACAAGACGCAGCGCCTATCGATCGTGGCCAACATCATCAAAGCCGGACGCGTGTGGGTGCCTGAGAGCGGTAAGCGTGCCGGGTTTGTCCGGGACTGGGCCGAGGGCATGGTCAGCCAGATATGCTCGTTCCCGAATACGACGCACGACGAGTACGTCGACTGCATTAGTCAGGGCCTGCGGTATCTGCGCGACGCCGGGTGGATCAGCATCGATGCGCCGCCGCGGGAAGACTTGGATCAGGAAGACATCACCGACGCAGAGATATACAACCAGCGCAGCCGCGAGAACCCGTACTCAGCATGAGGATCGAGATGGATGATAAGGAAGAAGATTACAAGCGAGTCGTCCATCACGACGGAGTCAGGACCACGATGTGCCGGAATCGATTCGAAGTCGTCGCCGTGCCCGGTGGCGAAATCTGGGAGCAGCAGACCGTGCAGATGCTCAGAGACTGGGTACGGTGGCGCAAGGCCCAAGAAGAGTTGTGACCAGTTGGGAGTATGTCAGGGCGACGGTCGGTGCCCGGACTGCCCGGTAGACCGACCCATTGACCTCGGAGCATAATGCGGCGATGAACGATATATCGATAGACCAGATGCGTCATGAGCTAATGTCCGGCACGCCCGTGCACGCAGCCAAGGGCGGCAAGATTAAAGAGCCCACGAAGACCGTCAAGGCGTACAAACTCTTCCGCGTTCACAAAGATCACCCCGGCAAACTGTTTCCCTTGTTCGTTGATGCGAACACGCCGGTAGAGATGGGCAAGTGGGTCGACGCCAAAGAAGGCGAGATGAAAGATGGCAAGGTCAAGTCGAAGATCGGATCGCTGGCCTACCGTCCCGGCTGGCATGCTGGTGACCTACCGATCGCGACGCACATCGGTGAGAAGTCGGACTCGAGCTTGACGGCCCCGGACCGCCGGCCTGCGAACCATGCGTGGGCCGAGGTCGAGATGCCCGATGACGTGGACTGGCAGACCGAGGCGAACAAGCGCGGGACGAACGCACAGGGCAAGCTGGTGCCTGTTAAGGCGCACATCACTGACCAGATACCGCACGGCGGGCACTACCGGTACAAGACAAACCCGAACATGACGGGCAACTGGCTGATCGGCGGGTCGATGAAGGTGAACCGCGTGCTGACTGACAAAGAGGTCGAGCGCATCAACAACGCCGCGGGCCTGTCTGATCTGCCTCGAGAGCAGCCGTTTAAGAAGAAGGAATTCGGATTCGCAGGCGGTGGCTCGGTTGGCCCTGAAGAGTGGATGGCTGAAGAGCATGTGAACTATCCGCAGCGCAAGGCGAGTGGTGGCACGCCATCGTTGGCCGAGATGAAGCTGGCACTGGCGACTGGTGGCCAGCCTGAAGTGAACAAGGTGGGATTCTTCAACCCGGTAGAGAAGGCGGCGCTCAGTCTGAACCGCAAGCGTGGCGCAGGTAATGCGTTTATCTCCGACCTGAAGAAGACCCCGGGCGTGAATGATCAGCGGCTGGCGGAGCTTGGGCTGGATGATCTGGCGACCCAGCCAAACGTGAATCAAGAGGACATCGTCCAACGCGTACAGCAGAACCGCATACCGTTGCGCGAGACTGTACGTCGACCTTACGAAGACGACCCCGATTACAGCGACACGACGACCGGGCTCGAGCAGAGCGTGAGCTATTACACATATGGCATTCAGCAGATGCGCGACAACATTGAGCGCTTGATTCAGACTGCGCCAGATAGCCCGATGATGCACGAGTACAAGCGCAAGCTGGCGTTGATGGAGAAGAGTCTTGAGGGTGCGAAAGAGAGACTGTCGCTAGCGCAGCCGGCGATGTTCGGCCCCGATGTGCATCCTGAGTACAACACCCCGGGCGGTGACAACTACCGCGAGATTCGCGTCGTGCTACCGAAGAACGAGTCGGGCAAGAACTTCATGAATGAGATGCACCACGGAGCGCAGCCCAACGTGCTGTTCCACCTGCGCGTGGCGGACCATGGCGACAGAGAAGGCAAGCGTGGTTTGCTCATCGATGAGTTGCAGTCGGACTGGCATCAAGACGGCGCGAAGATCGGATATGGCGACAAGCCTAAGCTCACCGAAGAGGGCATGCGCGAGTACTTCAACATGGATCGGGAAGATTTCGAAAACTTGCCCTACGAATACTATCAAATGTATCGCCGAGAATATTGGAACCAATTGAAAGAGGGCGTGCCCGATGCGCCGTTCAAAGACAACTGGCATCAACTCGGGTTAAAGCGTGCGATCAAAGAAGCCGCGGACACTGGCATGAAGCGCCTGTATCTAGCGACGGGCGAGACGCAGACCAAGCGGTACAGTGAAGACCAGCGCAAGGGCATGGAACACTGGTACGACAACGTGTACAAGAACTTCCTCGACAAGTATGCGAAGCAGCACGGTGGCAAGATCGGCCAGACGCAACTCGCGAACGGCGATCTTGTGCATTACATCGACATCGTGCCGAGCATGGTAGAGGCGGTTAAGAAGGGCCAGTCTTATGAGTACGGCGGTGTCGTGCATAAAGCGTCTGGCGGGAATGTAAATCAAGGAGGAGTTATGCCAACACTGGCTGAGATGAGAATGGCGCTGATGCAGCAGAATCCGATCGCGCTAAAGAACGTCGGCGTGAACGAGGCGACGGAGATGGATCGGAAGGTGTACATGCCGCCGAATCTGAAAGCCGGTGTGATGCACGCTGGTGGCGTTGATCTGAGCAAGGAAGTGCCGGGTCAGCAAATGCTGCCGATCCCGCCGGGTGGTGCGCCGGGTCAGCCGGGTATCCCGGGCCAGCCGCCACAGGGCATGCCAGAGGGCCAGATGCCGGGAGCGCAGCCAGCCCCAATGCCTGCTGGTGGTGGTAACCCAGAGGTCCCTAATGCGTTCCCACCATCGGGTCCGATGCCGCAGGCACCGAGCAACATTCTGAGCATGCTGCCGCAGGGTCGAGCACTGAATGCGATGGCCCCGGCTGGGTTGCCTGCGATGGCCGAGGGTGGCTCCGCCCGGGTGAAGGCCAAGCAGATGATCGAGGGCGAGAAGAAGGCGACCCGCATTAAGATCGATGCCGAGGGCCCCGGCGGTGTGAAGGGCATCGTGGTGCCAAGGCATATGCTCGAGGGCAACCCGAATTCGGGTGTCGAGGGTATGAACGAGGTGAACAAAGCTCGAGCGCAAGTGTATGGCTCTGAGAACCGCCCACCGTTAACGCTGAATCAGATCGGCAAGATTCACAAAGAGACACTCGCTGATCACTTCAAAAAGCCCGTTGAAGAGCAGGTCAGGGCGGAGCAAGAGGCGCTTGCGCGTCTGCGTGCAGCCAAGCACATCGGCAAGACCGCGAACACGTTAGACGAGAGCGAGAAGCTCGACACGGTGCGCCACGAGCACGACGATGAAGGTCGGACGCACGTCGGCTACGCATCAAAGGGCGTTGCAGGCCATGCGTTGTATACGAGTGGCCACGGCAAGAATGAGAAGCGCCATGTATTGAACACATGCCCGGGTCAGACCACGGGCTGCGGTGGTGGTGTTGATGAGAGCGGTGTTGTGGATACTAAGAAGGGCACCTGCTTCGCACCGAATGCGGAGTCGCAGTACCCAGCGGCTGCAGTTCGTCGCACTGCGCACGAGCAGGCCAAGCACGACCCGGCGATGACGCGTGACTGGATACTGGCTCACACTGGCTCAATGCGTGAGGCAGCGAATAAGGCGGACAAAAAGAATCAGCGCACGCTGTTCCGTCCGAACGTCGTTGACGAGACCGACGTGTCTTCGCGCCATGTCATTCGTCATTTGAACGAGCAGCGCAAGCAAGACGACAAGCCCGGCATCATTGCGAACTCGTATGGCAAGACCAACGAGTTACACGACCCAGAGAACGGCTACCACGTCACGCACTCAAACGTCGGCCCGAAGGTGAAGCACGGTCGCGAGGTGAGCGAGAACATCGGGCGCGACAAGCAGCGCGTGCGTAATACGATCATGGCCACGAGCGCCAGCGGTGACGACTTTAGGAACGAGCAGGGCAACAAGACGCCACCGAAGGGCTCGTACATGGTCACAGACGTGAAGCGTGGATCGCCGTTAGCTCAGAGCATGCAGAAGCACATCACGCATGCGAAGTATTGGTCGACTGGGCGTGAGCAGCACGAGTTAACGGCTGATGAGAAGGACGAGGGAGAAGAAGGGCACTACGGGGCGGATGGCAAGCCCACGAGCCCGGACAAAGCTCACTATGGCCACACGACTGTTAACGGTCGCCGCTACGACTACCAGAAACAGCACATCCTGCATCCTCGCCTCGTTCAGGTGGGTAACAACAAGGATGGCACGCCGCACATGATCCCGACGGACTCGCGGTTTAAGGACACGGAGTTCCTGCCCAAGAAGCGTTTCAAGACCAAGAATGGCAAGGAAGCAGGCCACATCCTGATGACGACCCCGACCGAGTCGACGAGCAACCTTGGGCACGAGACTTCGTTCACGCACAACGTGAGCGAAGCGCACATCAAGCACGCGCAGAAGAACAATGGCGAGTACGAGATCGATCGTCCAGAGGATCAAGAGAAGGCCCGCGGCAAGGAATACGCAGCACCGCAGCCGCTAAAATTCTTGGCCAGCGGTGGTGCCGTGACTCGTCACCATGGGTTCGAGGAAGACGATTACCATGCGTTCCCTGAGCAGAACCTAGCAGCGCAGCGTCACTTGGCGAAGCGCTTGGGTGAGGACGAGGACCGCAAGGAAAGCAAAGCCGCGGGCAAAAAGGCCGTGGTGATGCACAAAGACATCGACACGATGCGTCATGAAATGATGACCAAAAGGGCTAAATGATGGAAGAGATGACACCAGACCAATATCCCATTGCAGAACAGGACGACGGCTCTGCTGTCGTTGACCTGCCCGATATTGAAGCGGAAGAACTGCCTGATGGGTCAGCCGTTATTCAGTTGGACGACGGCCCTGAGTTCAATCCTGATTTCTACGACAACCTTGCAGATGTTATTGATGCGGGTGAGTTGTCGAGCATATCGATGCGCTACTTGGATTTGCTCGAGTCGGACAAGGAAGCCCGCAGCCTGCGCGACAAGCAGTACGAAGAGGGCATTCGTCGTACCGGCATGGGCAACGATGCACCGGGTGGTGCGACCTTCATGGGTGCCAGCAAGGTAGTGCACCCGGCGATGGCAGAGGGCTGCGTTGACTTTGCGGCCCGGGCGATCAAAGAACTGTTCCCACCGGACGGCCCCGTCAAGACCAAGGTGCTGGGCAAGATGACTGACTTGAAGTCGGGCACGTCCGAGCGCAAGAAGGATTTCTTGAATTGGCAGATTACCGAGCAGATCGAAGAGTTCCGCGACGAGCAAGAGCAGATGCTGACGCAGTTGCCACTGGGCGGTTCCCAATACTTCAAGCTATGGTTTGACGAAGAGAAGAAGCGGCCCGTCGTGGAGTTCTTGCCAATCGACCGGGTGATCCTGCCGTTCGCTGCGACAAACTTCTACACGGCGCAGCGTGCTGCTGAGGTGCACGAGATCACTAGCTACGAGTTCGAGCGTCGGATTCGTTCAGGCATGTACCGCGACATTAGTTTTGTCAAAGCCACGATGAGCCTTGAGCAGAACAAGGTAGAGAAGGCGAACAACAAGATTGAGGGTAAGCAGTACGAAGACAACAAGGACGGCCTGCGCAAGGTTTATCACATCTACACATGGCTCGAGCTTGAGGACGACAAAGAGACCCGCGGCAAGAGCGCACCGTACATCTTGATGATTGATGAGTTGGACCAAGAGGTGGTTGGGCTGTATCGGAACTGGGAAGAATCGGACGAGACCATGACCAAGCTGGACTGGGTCGTGGAGTTTAAATTTATCCCATGGAGGGGTGCATATGCGATTGGTCTTCCTCACCTTATTGGAGGTCTCAGCGCGGCTCTTACTGGCTCTCTGCGTGCTCTGCTTGACTCTGCCCATATCAATAATGCTGCGACTATGCTCAAGCTCAAAGGAGCAAAGATCAGCGGTCAGAGCCAGCAGGTTGATGTCACGCAGATCGTTGAGATTGAGGGCGCTCCGGGGGTAAACGACATCCGTCAGATCGCCATGCCGATGCCGTTCAACCCACCGTCGGCAGTGCTGATGGAGTTGCTGGGCTGGCTGGATAACGCAGCCAAGGGCGTGGTGACCACAAGCGAAGAGAAGATCGCTGACATCACATCGTCGGCCCCGGTAGGTACGACGCAGGCGCTGATCGAGCAGGGCGCAGCGGTGTTCTCGGCAATCCATGCCCGCCTGCACGATTCGCAGGCGCGTGTGTTGAAAGTGTTGTGCCGATTGAATCGCTGGCACTTCGACGACATGCAGAAGTCCGAGATCGTCGCCGATCTTGATATCAGCCGCGAGGACTTCGCAAAGAACACGGACGTGGTGCCGGTTAGCGATCCGCACATCTTTTCTGAGACGCAGCGTATGGCTCAGATGCAGGCCGTGCTGGCGCTGGCGGACAAGCACCCGGACCAGTTCAATGTGAGTTCCGTGTTGGCGCGTGTCTTAAAGCAAATGAAGGTGCCCAACATCAACGAACTGTTGAAGGACACCCCGGCACCAGAGCAGCGCACGTCGGCGGAAGAAAACGCCGCCATGCTGATTGGCCAGCCTGCGTATGCATACCTCGTGCAGGATCACATCGCTCACATTCAGGACCACCTACAATTTGCGATGAATCCGTTCTTGGGCCAGTCGCCATTTGCTGACCCGAGTTACTTGAATAGCCTGATTGAGCACGTCAAGCAACACATGATGTTGTGGTATCTGAACCGCTCGAACGGTTATGTGGAGCAATCAACAGGCAAGCCAATAGAGAACTACAGCGATCCTCATTTGACCCCGACCATCGACAAGATGTACACGACAGTCGGCGCTCACGTCATGCTAGATACTCAAGAGGTCTTCGAGCAGTTTGCGCCGGCCTTCCAAGCGTTGATTCAGATGGCAGATCAGCGCAAGGCACAGCAGGCCTCGTTGCCGCCTGACGCACAGGTGGTCAAAGAAACCAGCATGGCCGAGACCGAGCGCAAGACGCAGAAGGATCAGGCGGACATCGAGTTGGCCAAGCAAAAGCTGGAGAAGGACATGCAAGAGCACATCGATGACAATCAGACAAAGATTGCCATCGAGAACGCAAAGCTGACGCACGAGACGATCGAACAAGCGCCTCTAGCACCAGCACCAGAAGCTCCCGCGATGGGCGCTCCTGACATCATGGCAGCGATGAATGCTGCTCCCACACCACCCATA